GGCCAGCTTGTCGCTGGCCTGCACGAGATCTCTCGTCGTGCATTTCTGCACTCCCCTAGGAGGTGGATGTACTTTGGAGATTCGACTTGGCTTACGCTAGGCATCGCGAACTCGACTCTAGGGGTATTTTCTCAGGTAGTAAGTTCTACTACCTGGCTAATCCCCAGACGTCTATTCGCATTGTCGCGGAAGGTGAGACTAAGTTCTGTGATGACGTGATCGGTAATCCGCATGGGGCGAACCCCCTGCAGATTGACTCAATCACAGTCACTAGACCTCGGCTCACTGGTGAGCAATGGTCTGGTTCCCAGCTCGTTAGGAAGCTAACGAACTGGCCCATCGACTATGAGCCCACCCCGGTCGATCCCAGGACCGTGTTTCCTGAACTCGATGTTCTCGAGCGCAGTAACTACGCCTGGGAGACCTTGGGTAAAACCAACATTTCGGTTCCGATTGTCTCGGTTCCGACTTTTATTGGTGAACTCAAGGACATCCCGTCACTTGTGAGAGACTGGGGCGGAAATATCCTACGCCAAGTGGCCAAGGGCCACCTGTCATGGCGTTGGGCCGTCCGGCCTCTCCTGAGTGACCTGGGTAAGCTTTATGATCTAAGCGACAGCCTTCGCAGGCTGGAGCTCGATCTTTCATTGCTTTCCCAGCAAAAGTACCTCCGTAAGAGGACTACCCTTAGTCCCGGTTATCCCTTGTTCCCAGCTACCCCTGTCGATGTCACCATCGACTCTGGTAGTACCGGTTCATTGATAACCGCGACGCGCACGCCCCATAGGCTTCATCGCCTCTGGGGTTCGGTGAAGTGGACAGCTTCACCGGACTTCCGAATCCCGCTTGGCCCTAGCGGGCGCGACTTCCGTCTCCGGACGTCGCTCGGGATCAATAGTCAAGCTGCGCTGGCTACTCTGTGGGAACTCACACCATGGAGCTGGTTTATCGATTGGTTTGCTGGTATCGGAACTATTATCTCCGCGACCAACAACGCCATCCCGATGACCTGGGGTAACATCTGTATCATGCGGACTACGACTGTGAAGTCGATGTTCCAGATACATGATGGTCTGTGGTCCCAGTACTTCTCGCTTTCCGGCGAGTTATCTGAGACCCACACACGTAAGGAACGCTGGCCGTCCGTGCCAGTTCTTCCTTTCGTACCCTCCTATCTCCCGCTGTTCGACAGCGGGAAATGGTCGATCCTGGCGTCCTTGTTGGCTCTGAAGTGGTTTCGGGCCGGGCGGCCCGGGAAATTACCACGTAGAGTCCACTAGGACACAGGAGCTCTAGATGCTCACAGATCCCCAATCAGCGACGTTCACGTTGGGTGCAAAAACCCTCGTGCGCATCAATCAGGACCAGTACTCTTCGGAGTACTATCTTCGTGAGTTGGAAGCGGAGTATCGTCTCCGTATCCGCCACTCGAAGTCCGCCCCGTCTGCAAAGAACCCTCTTGGGCTCGAGCGTCATAACGCCGAGCTTTCCGAGACGTTCTTTCCGACCTCGACGGTTCCTGAATTCACACGTAAGTGCTACGGCGTCATCGAGGCGCCCGCCTCGAAGATGAACAACGCACTCTGGGCAACGCTTACGAGTTGGCTGTCCGCCTCCTCGTACGCCAATGCCGCGGCCATTAACCAGTGGCAGTCGTAAGGCTGCCATCGGTGATGGCCGTGTGAGCTGACAGGTTCGCCTGGTTCAGGGAGTCCTCCTCCTTGGACGTAAGGGTCTCTGACGCATCGCGTACGACATTTGGAGGAATCCTATGTCTAATCGGTACGTCAAGGAGCTGAGCTGCGTTGCTGAGCGTCTTGTGAGGGACGCTTGCTACGCATTCCCATCCCTACGCGAGGAGTTCGAGAGAGATCTCCTACGCCTCCGTAGCCTCTCCGACAGTCGGGGAATCCACTTTTACGTGGCCGACCTGCCTGCAGCCGGTAAGCACCTTGACAAGTGCCTTGCCGCTGGCGAGTACAAACGATCAGGACTTCCCTGTACAAGGGCTGTCTCTGATCGAGTAGTGATCCCGGTGTTTCTCCGGGGACTCTACTTACTCGTGTTCGAAGAGGACGGAAGTCTGTTGGATGAGCCTTCGATCGAGG